AGCTGCATCTACAAATGGTGTTAACACTCCTCCTGGTTTATGGTCACTATCAAACTTTGGTCAGGTATTAGTTGCAACAGTTTTAAATGGTAAAACATTTACATGGAATCCCGCTTCTGGTAACCCACTCGGGCAGCGAGCGTCTGTACTAACGACAGGTTTTGAAACAGATTTAAACCCAACAAATACTAGAATTAGTATGGTCTCACCTACTACAAGACATTTAATTCACATGGGTACAGAAACTACAATTGGAACACCATCAACACAAGATGATATGTTTATAAGATTTTCATCACAAGAAGAAATAAATACATATGATATTACAGCAGGTAACTCTGCCGGTTCTCAAAGAATTCAAGATGGTACAAAAATAATGGGTGCTATAAAATCAAAAGAAGCAATATTAATTTGGACAGATAATGCTCTATATTTAATGAGACACATCGGACAACCTTTTGTATTTGGTTTTGAACAGGTTGGTACTAACTGTGGGTTGGTTGGTCAAAATGCAGTTGTTGAAGTAGATGGTGTTGCTTTCTGGATGAGTGATAAAGGTTTCTTTAAATATGATGGATCAGTTAAAACAATGGATTGTTCTGTTGAAGATTATGTTTATGACGATATTGATTTAACTCAAGGCCAACAAATTTATGCAGGTGTAAATAATTTATATACAGAAATAAGATGGGATTACCCATCTGCATCATCTGATTATAATAATAGATATGTAATATATAACTTTGCTGAAGGTGTTTGGTATACAGGTAATACACCAAGAACTTCTTGGGCAGATGCAAATGTTTTTGAAAAACCTTTTGCAACAGAATTTGATAATACTACAAATGGAGATTTTCCAGAAGTTATAGGTGAACCAGCGGCGCCGAATGGATATGGTAAAACTATTTTATACAATCATGAAGTAGGAGTTGATCAAGAAAATTTAGATGGTAGCATAACTAGAATTACAGCTAATATTCAGTCATTTGATTTTGATATATCAAGTCCACAAATGGGTGATGGTGAGTTCTTTTTATCTATGAGAAGATTTATACCAGACTTTAAAACTTTAGTTAAAACAGCTAAGGTTACATTAATATTAAAAAGATATCCATCAGATGCTGGTACACCATCAACACATAGTTCTTTTGTTGTTACACCAACAACAGATAAAAAAGATACAAGAGCAAGAGGTAGATTTTTAAGTATAAAAATTGAAAACCCTGGTGCAGAAGATGGTGAAAATTGGAGATATGGTACACTTAGAATTGATATACAACCGGATGGTAGAAGATAATGGCTATTACAATTAGAGTTCCTGATCCTGCAGAAAAATATGAAGTCGGAAATCAAAGACAGATTGTAAGAGCTATTAATAATGTAATTCAACAATTAAACGCTCAATACAAACCCGAAGGTGAAACATTTTCTGAAATAGAGCAACTGTCTTATTTTTTAGGTTATGCTCCTTCAACACCTTCTGGTCCTGATGCAGGCGCAAGTGGAGGAGGAAACGCTTTAAGTTGGCAGCAAGTTCCATTTCCATATTTCCCGACGATTATTGTACCTGGAGTTGCAAACATAGGTTATATATTTAATAATGCAGGTTTTCCTGATCCTACTACACTTTCTTTACCAGCAGCACCTGCTGCAGGAACTCAAATTGGAGCATTAATAACTAGTGGTAGTGGTTCAGGTGGAGATTTTGTAAGCATAGGAGCGCCAACGGATACGATTGATGGAGTTCCAGGGCCTGTTCAAATAAATTTTGCTGGAGATAAAAGAGTTTTAGTATATGATGCAGTTACTGGAGGGTGGTGGACATTAATTTTCTAAGATAAGGAGATAAAATTATGACAAATTATTCAGATGCTAAATATGGAATGATATCGAGCGGAAGTTTAATAAAAACAGGTTTTGTGGAAGGTGGAAGTACTACTACAAACGAAACAACACTACAAAATTGTTTTAATTCCCTATTTTCAAGTTATTTGATAGTTGGTGAAAACATTTCAGTAGCTTCACAATCAGCCTTTAGCGATGCAAAGGCAAGATTTCTTTATAATGGTACAACAGAAATAACAAGTTACGATTCTCATTTTCAAAGACTTTTATCTAGTTCAGGTAATTCAGGAGCCACAGGTCAAAATGGTTTTTATCAAGTAAATGAGGTAGTAATGCATGATACACAAATACCACAAACAAGTTTTAATAGACCTTTTGGATTTAGAATGTTTTTAAATTTAGGTGATCATACAAATACTTTTTCAAGTTATTATGGACATTTTAGTGGTGGTGCTAATGCTAACAACACTTTCTGGATAAGTGGTAGGTTTTCTGGAATTATAAATGGTAGTGATCAACCAGATGGATTTAGATTAAGAACTAATGACAGTGCTAATAGATTTGCTTCAAATACAAAAATAACTGTATATGGAATGCAAGAATAAGAAGATAAAATATGGCAACAAGTTTTAAAAATATGATCTATGACCTCACTCCAACAACGAGTGAGAAAACAGTGTATGGGGTGCCTACAGATTCACACGCAATTATCAATGCTTTTTATGTAAATAACACGGATCCTTTTAGTTCTATTTTTGTAGATGTTAGGCTAGATCGAGGACCAGGTCGTCCGTACGTTGCGAGCACGACTAGTTTGTTCACCGTAGAATTAGCATCTCGTCAATATTTAAATTTACTTACAGGGCCACTTGTGCTAGAAGGTGGAGATAAATTAGTATTTACAACAAGTACGTCCGGTAGAGTACAAGGTACAATCGCCGCTATGCAAGTAAACAGAGAAGATCAAGAAACGACACCTACGGGGTCAGTATAAGCTTGATCAAAAATTAAAATAGGAGTATATTTTATTATGGCACAAACATATAGTTCAATCAAAGAAGCAGGCGTATCACCTACTAGAAATCTTATATGGAATCCTAGCCAATGGGACACATCAATATGGGAGGATAACGATTTCAATGCTTCAGGAGGAACATTAGATAAAAGATGTTTTTCTAATATTGGATGGAACGTAGCTTCCATAGGAGGGAACGGTTTTGTTTCTCGAGATGCGTACGAAGCACAAGGTGGTAATGTACCGCCTGATGAAATAACAAACAACGCGCCATATAGAGTTTTCAAAACAATATATAATGATGCTGCTGATCGTTATATAATGTATTGTACAGCAATAAGATTTACTGATTTTAAAGCTGAAGATCCAAATTTTGGAACATCTTTAGCTTCTCCACTAACACTATCGTTTTGGGTAAAGTCAGATGTCACTGGAACTTTTATAGCTGAACTTGCAAGTAAACAGGCGTTTATTAATTTTAATCCAGGTTTTTACAGAAATTCTCAAACTTATACTATTAATGCTGCTAATACTTGGGAGTATAAAACAGTTTACTTTCAACCTTTTACAACACCAGCAGGTTATCAGGATTTTTCTGTTAATCCTCCTGTAGAATATAATTATGAAATTAGAGATCAATATTTTGCTTTAAATTTTTGGTTGGCAGCCGGTACAAATTATAAGTCTGGTACATTAAATAATCAATGGTCATTTAATAATGATGATACTAATAGAGCTGTTGGTATTACCACAAACTATCAAACCACAGAAAATGCTCAGTGGGCAATATCTAGTCCACAATTAGAATGTTCTCCAGTTGCAACAAAGTTTTCTATTGCTCCTCATAAAGATTATTCCGCTGTAAGAAAGGCTGTTGTAAAAAGCCCTGTTAGAGGTGGTATTACTTTAACGGGAGATGCTTTTAATAGCAATAAATCATATGTAATGTTTAGTCATGGTAATTGGGGTGGAAACTCACAAAACATATCAATTCTACAAACTGGTAGTGCAGCTTGGGATATAGATTTAAGTGTTAGCGACAAAAATCAAATGGGTAGTAACAGAATGTTTTCAGCGAGTAGCGGAACTAGTAGTACACAGGTAACAGCTGATTTTATAGATCCTGACGGAAATCTTAGAATAGATCAAGCTAATTTTCAACCTGGGCAAGACAGGGCTCAAACACTGGCGTTTTTTGATAGAGCTATGTTAATGACCTCACAAAGATTTTATGAGGCAAATAATAATTAAGGAGATAAAATTATGGCAGATAAAACAACAGCATTCACAGGTCCAGTCGTAGTAGGACTTAACGACAAAAAAGGAGAAATTCGTTTAACAGATGGTAAAAATGTTAATGAAGCAAAGTACTTAGCTATTGCAGCTCCTGATACAATTACATCAGACACAACTTTAACATTTCCAAATGGTGCAGGTACTGCAGGTCAGATTCTTTCAACAGATGGTAATGGTACTTTAAGTTGGGTTAACGATTCAGCAGGTAATCCTGCAGGAACAAATGGCCAAGTTCAAGTAAACGATGGTGGTACTTTTGGAGCAATTTCAGAAGGAACAGCTGGACAAGTTTTAAAATCAAATGGTGCAGGTGTTGCACCTTCGTTTCAAACTGATGCATCAGGAATTGCAGCAGTTGTAGATGATACAACTCCACAACTTGGTGGAAATTTAGATTTAAATGGAAATGATATTACTGGAACTGGTGATATTAATTACACTGGTGCTTTAAACGCTTCTGGTAGTACCATAAAACTTGATGGTAATTACCCAACAGGAACTAATAACGTTGCTTTAGGAAATACAGCATTAGATAGTTTAACTTCAGGTAATGAAAACACTGCTATCGGTGCAAATGCTTTAACAAATTTTACTACTCAAAGTGGTTCTACTGCAGTTGGTTACAATGCGGCAAGCTCTTCGACAGGTGGTAATAATACTGCTATTGGTTCATCAGCATTAAATTCTAATGTAACAGGAACTAATAATACAGTTGTTGGTAAAGGTGCCGCTAGATTGGCAACATCTAACAATAACGTCGCTGTAGGACACGAAGCCTTAGACAGTCAAGATAGTGGTTTTGATAATACTGCTATCGGACAATCAGCAGGTAGCACAATTACATCAGGTAGTAACTTAACAGTTTTGGGACACAATGCTCAACCTTCATCTGCAACAGCTACCAATGAAATTACACTTGGAGATGCAAATGTAACAAGTGTTAGAATGGGTAATGGAGATGCTATCTATCCAGCTAGTGGTGGCGGTGGTATATCATGGCAACCTGTCATAACTACAAATACTACAGCAACTGCATCACAAGGATTTTTTGTAAACACATCTGGTGGAGCGGTAACTTTAACTTTACCTGCAACTCCAACTCAAGGTGATGAAGTTGCATTTGTTGACTATGCAGGAACTGCAGCCACAGACAATATTACAATAGGCAGAAACGGAGAAAACATTCAAGGGTCCGGTTCTGATTTAATAATCAACACAAACAGAGCAGCTAATACATTAGTATATGCAGACGCTACTCAAGGTTGGTTATTGAAAAACGTGTAATGTTTCTTTACTAAAGGTATAACAATATGAGTTTTTTTAAGAAAATTGAAAAAAAATTACGCGGCGTAAAAGACAAAATTGTTGACGATATAATACCTAACGAATTCAAAAGTGGTGAGAAAATGAAAAAAACCATTAGGAATTTAATTCCTAATGAGGTAGCAGATATTGCAGTCAAAGCCGCTCCATTTGTTGCACCTTTCAATCCAGGTATCGCAGCTGCAATGCGAGGTATTGGTAGGTTTGATCAACGCGGAAGTATTAGCGATGCATTAAAACAAGCTGCAGCAACAGGTGCATTTGGATACACTGCTGGTATGATTCCAGGAACCGGAAATTATTTTGGAAAAGGTTTAGAGGGCGCTAAAGCTTTAGGTAGTGATGCCATGAGTGGAATCACAAGTATATTTAAAGGATCAACACCTGGAACAAATGAAATTGCTAAAAGTGTAAAAGATGCAATGTTTCCTGGTGAGGATGAATTAGCGAAAGATAGTATAAAAAAATTGACTGAGAAAAATAGATTAAAAGAAGGTCTTGGTTCTATAAAAGATTTTGGATTAGAATTTTTCCTTGGTGATGATAAAAAATTTCAAATGGGAGATATTGGAAAATTTTTAGGTGATCCTACTAAGACTATACCTTTAACAATGCTTGCTGCTTACATTAAAGAAAAGTTTTTCCCTGGTGAAGATAAAGATAGTTTTGATGCTAAGTTTGAAGAGGCTATGAGAAAAAGAGGAGATAATGTTGCAAGTTATTTAAGACGATCTGGTCCTTTTGATCCTAGAAGAGACCCTACAAAAAATCCTTATTCACAAGACGAGAGAAATAAATTTGCTGACGATTTAACTATAGAATATAGAAATGTTGCAGCAGACGGTGGAATAATGAGTGTTCCAAGAGAAAATTATTTTTTAGGTAGTTTAAAGGACAAATTAAAAAGAAGTTCTAAACCTTTGGTTAGAACAGTAAAACCAGAGCCGATGTCTCGTGGTGCTGCTAGAGATGTAGGTCCTGCCGATATTTTAAATGTATTTAAAGAAAAATTTGATGAAGGTAATTTCTTTGGAGGCGGAGGTCCACGTATAGCTCTTCCAATGGGGAAAAAAGTTTCAGCAACTTTTAGCCCTAAACAAGCTTTAACTGCAGAAAAAGCATTTGATGTAGATGACGATGAAGTAAGCGGTACAATAAGAGATTTTTTTGAAAGTAGACTTAGAGGAATGCCAGCAAGTTTTAGACCTGAAATAATGGAAAATGAAGAAGTTATGGAATTATTAAATGAAGGAGATCAAAAAGGTTTAGATGCATTAATGACTTCACTTTTAAGAAACGCAAACTTTGATAGATTTAGAGCAGCTAGAGGCGGTGATACTCCTGAAGAAAACGCGATGCAAGCAGCGGGAATCGAGGGGCTAGCTTTAAATATAAATCCTAAAGGTGTTACAGAATTAGATATGAGAGAAACGGGTGGATTTATTCCTCCTGTAGGTGTAAAAGAAAAAGAAGATGATATTCCTGCAATGTTATCAAATAACGAATTTGTTTTTACTGCTGATGCTGTCAGAGGAATGGGTGACGGTGATGTAGATAAAGGTGCTGAACGTATGTATAATATGATGAAAAGATTAGAAAATGGAGGAAGAGTATAATGGCAACAACTACTAATCCACAATTAGAAGCCGCTAGAAAAAGATATATATCTGGTTTAGAAGAAGTAACTAAAGTCCCTACAGATACAACTAAATTCCAACCAGAGGTCATGAGAAGATCTGATCTTTCAATGGCTTCAGCTCAAGAACAAGCTAGAAGAGCTGGACTTGGAGCTATAACTTTTGATGCTCAAGGTGGTATAAAAAGCGTAGGACCTGGTACAGGCGTTATGTCTTTCGAACCTTTCTTAGAAAGAGCAGGTCAGTTTTCAGGGCCTGATGCTTACAAACAATTTATGTCCCCATATCAGCAAGATGTTATTGACGTAACATTGGATGAGTATGATCTACAATCTCAAAGAGGAATGCAAGGTATTGCTGATAGAGCAGTAGCTTCGGGAGCTTTTGGTGGTGGTAGAGAAGGTGTTGAAAGAGCACAATATCAAACAGATTCAGATAGAAACAGAGCTGCATTACAGGCACAACTACTTGGTCAAGGTTTTGGTCAAGCACAAGCGGCAGCAGGCAGAGCGTTTGGTGAACAAACACAACTTGGAACTTTAACACCTGCTTTAGAAGGACAAACATTTGCTGGCTTAGCTTCTGCAGGAGCTTCTGATCTTGCATACAGGCAAGCTGTTGAAGATGCAAAAAGACAGGGTGCGAGATTAGCAGAATATGAACCATACGAAAGAACAAGTTATTTAGGTTCTGGTTTAGCTTCATTATCAGGCATGACTACTCCAATGTCACCTGCTATGACTGGTATGTCATCACCACAGATGAGTCCTTTACAAACAGCTTTATCTCTAGGAACTACTCTTGGAGGAATTTACGGATCGGTAAAATAATAATGCAAAATATTTTAAAAAGACCAATGTTTAGAAAAGGTGGTTTAAGTACGACTACTAGAATGAACTACGATCAAGGAACAGACCCCGTAGCTGATGCTAAAGAATTAATGGAAATTGAAAACATGAGAGATCCTTTTTCTGATTTTGATATGAGTGAAGAAACTATTAAAGAAACTACTAAAGAAAAATTTCAACCAAGAAGTAGAGAAGAATTAATGCGAATTGCAATGGAAGGCACTGGCATAATGGATCAATTTATTAAACCTAAAAAAGATAGAAGAATGGCAAATCTTGCTTTAAGGTTTGGTGCAGGTTTAGCAGATCCTAATTTAAGAGGAAGTTTTTTACAAAAAGTAGCACAAGCAGGAGCTGGTGCTGTGCCAGGTTTAATAAAAGAAACAGAAGCTATGGATGCTTCAGCAGCTGGTATTGATGCTCTAAGACTAAAAAGATTTATGGACGTATATGATAGAGAAGAATTAAGAGATTATAAACGAAGTCAAGCTGAAGAGGGTATTGATGATCAAGAAACAGCATTTATAAAAAACATAGGTTTTGCTACAGAATCTTTATTTCCAGGGGTGGACTTTGCTGATTTAGCGGATGAAGAAAAACAAAGAGTTGTTAGTTTTGTTAATGGAACTTTAGGAAATGATGTTCAAAAAAGAACAGAGTATTTAAATGATGTATATAAAATTACAGAAGCAGCGCCTAAATTATCAGACTATGAAGATGAGTTTGAAGCATACGCTGAAGCTATTACAGAGTATGATAATAAACGTCGTAAAAAAGCTAGATCAAAACAAATACATGATGGTTTATTAGCTTCAGGTAAAATAGAAGGACTTGATATTTCAACTGTAGCTATTTTTGATGGCACTCAAGGACCTGTTCGAGAAAATGTTTTGTATGAAATTGCTGTAACAATGGAAGATAGCAAAACAGGGGAAAAAAATATACCTGATGGTGCTAGATATTTTTATATAGATAGAGATGATGCAACAAATGTTCAACAGAAAATTTTCTTAGATTCTGGATTTAACCCTATAATATAAGGAGGGTAAATGGCTTTTGACCTTGACGAAATCCTTAAAAATCAATCAGGAACTAATACAAACATAAATGAAAAAACTTTTGATATAAACGAACTATTAGAAGAAGAAAAAAAACCTTCAATAATTTCACAACCTGAAAAAAAATCTGATGATAGAAACGAGTCTTTAGAACCTGAAGCTGAAGACTATAGTAATATATCAGCATTAACTGCTGCAACAGCTGGAATTATATCAGGACTTATAAAAGTACCTGAAGGAGTTGTATCATTAGCTGCTGATCTAATAGATTTAGGACTGGATACAAATTCAGCTGCAATGGTTGAACAATTTTTTGACACAATAAATCCTTTTGAAGAATTAGCACAAGAAAGAGCTGTAGGTAGACTTACAGAAGCTTTAGTTCAAATTGGGGTACCAGGTGCTATCGGTGCTAAAGTTGCAACTAAGTTAGCTACTAAAGCTTTAAATGCTAAAAAAACAGGTAACTATTTAAATCTTGGTAGTAAGAATGTTAAAAATGGACTTAAGGCAACAAAAAATTTAAATAAATTAACCGGTAGACAAAAATTTGGAGCAGTTGTTGCTGGTGGCTTGGCTGGAGAAACTTTTGTAGCTGATATTGAAAAGTTAGGAACCATAGGTGATGCATTTGAAGCTGGTCCAACTCAATTAGATAGAGAAATTAGAGAGACTGAAAGAGATGACGCTTCAAGAAGATTATTAAACAGATTAAAATTTTCTTCAGAATCTTTATTAGTTACTCCTATTGTTTATGGAATAGGAAGAGGTGTATCAAAACTTCTTGAGAAAAAAGGTAGGGACCTTGCTTATAGTGATGATGCTATTGAAAGAAAACTAGACAAGTTTGGTGGTATCTTTCGATTTAGAGGAAATAAACCTATTCAACAAGCTTTAGCAAAAGAACAAGAATCAGCTAGTAAAATGGTTGACACTAACTTTGCAATGGAACAAGTAGGTAGAATTGATAAAGAAGTAAATAAAATTTTTCCAGAAACTAGAAATATATTGTTTGCAGCTAATACTGCAGAACGAAAACAATTATACAAAGAGATGAATGATCTTCTATTTGAAGGTGATTTAATGAAAGGATTAGATGAAGCTAAGACTGTAGACTTTGTAGATTTACTAACTAAAAATGGAGCAACACCAGAAGGGGTTGAGATAATTTTAAACGGAATAAAGAATAGTAGAAGTTATTTTGTAGAACTTTTAAAAATTGCTTCTAAGAGTCCGTCAGTGGGTGATCTTCCTAAAAATATGCAAGGAGAATTTTCTAGTTTATTAGGAAGTAGAGTAAAAGATAGTATAGCAAATACTTTTGAAATATTTGAAAATGCAGACGCAGGTTTACTCCAAAAATATAAACCAACTAAAGATACAGTTGATAGAGTAGCTAATATTTTTATGAGGTATGCTGCAAAAAATAATCAACCAATCACAAGATTACAAGCAGAGTCTTATGTTGATGATATTGTAAATCAAGCTCGTGAAATGACTCCCAAAAAAGATACACTTCCTACGTTTAAATATGTAAACTTAACTAAAGGAGCTGATGATCCTTACAATATTAAAACATTTAGACAAACCTTAGAAAAAAATTTACCAGATGGTACAAAAGATTTCCGTGTTATAGGTAAAGGAAGTAAAGCGTTTAGACAATTATTTGGTGAAGTAGAGGACGCACGTCACTCTATATTCGCATCTGTTGCAAGATTATCGTCAATTGCTAGACGTGGTGAACTTTTTCAAGATATGCTTGATGCAGATAATTTAATTAAAAGTAGGGTTACAGCACAAACTCCTGAAGGCGCTAGAGGATTTTTTCACGCTACACCATTAGCTGCTAAACAAGCTTTTGGATCAAAGACTCCAATAGTTAAGATGCCAGAAGAAATGAGTAAATATTTTCCTGATGAAAATATTTATACTTCAAAAGATATTGCAGAAGGTTTTCAAAGTGTGGCCGGTCTTCAAGATTGGATGAGAGGTGAAGCTAAAGGACAAGGTCTTTTAGGAAGAACAGCAGCTGCTGCATATAGATATGGACTACTTACACCTAAAGCTGGAGCACAGTTTGCTAAAACTGTTTTATCTATACCTACACACATAAGAAACTTTTTAAGTTCTGCAGCTTTCTCACTTGCTAATGGTACGATATTAACAAGTCCTAAACTAATAGCAGAAGCTATGAATGAAGCTAGAAAAGTAGTTCAAGTAGGTATGAGACAGCCAGAAGCGATGGCCAAGTATCGAGAATATTTGAATTTAGGTATTGTAAATACAAACGTAAGGCTTGGAGATATTCGTAACCTATTTAAAGATGTTAGATTTGGTGATGGTAACATTGCTACAGACAGCGTTTTAAAACCTTTGTTAAATAATTTAGGTAAAGGAATAAGTAGAGGTGTTAAAAAAACTACTAAAGCCTTTCAGGATGCATATGTTGCGGAAGATGATTTTTGGAAGATATATAACTATGAAGTAGAATTAGCCAGATTAAGAAATGCTTATGCAAAAAAAGGTTTACCTATTCCTCAAGATATAAAACAACAAGTAGCAGAGATAGTAAAAAATACAGTGCCTAATTATGCAAGAGTAGGTCAGTTTGTAAGAAGTATGCGTATGTCACCTTTTGGTAATTTTATGTCATGGCCTTCAGAAATATTCAGAACAGGTTTTGGTATTTTTAATCAAGGATTAAAAGAGATTAAAAATCCAGTAACAAGAGCAATTGGTATGAAACGATTAACAGGAGCAACCTTTGCTACTGCTGTAATACCTTATAGTATTGTTGAAGGATCTAAATCTATTTATGGTGTTACAAATAAAGAAGCAGATGCGATTAACTATTTTGTTGCTCCATGGGCTAGAGATTCACAGAAAATTATATTTAAAAACCCAATGTCGGGAGAGTTTTACTATATAGACTGGTCAAAAAACAATGTGTACGATACGTTAACAAGACCATTTCAAACGGTATTATATAATATTCAACAAGGAATTGAAGACGAAGAAGTTTTAACTAAAGGTTTTTTAAGAGGTATATTAGATGCTACCGCTCAAACTGCTTCACCATTTGTATCTGAATCTATTTATACAGAAGCGTTTATGGATATATGGAGTAGAAATGGAAGAACAAGAGACGGGAGACAACTTTATGGTGATAGAACTCCTGACAAAGAAAAATACTTAATTATAACTGAGCATCTTGCTAAAACAATGTTACCATCTACACAACCTTTTCAAAGAACTATAAAAGCTATAACAGGCGAACCTGGAAAAGGAGCTACTGTTTATGAAATAGGACCAGAAATTGCAGGTATATTTGGTGCGAGACCTATTAAAATTGACCCTGAAAGAAGTCTAGACTTTTATCTTGGAAGATTTCAAAAAGAACAATCAGAAGATAGAAAAAACTTTACATCAGGAAAGTTTGGAGTTTTAAGCGGTGAAAGAAAAACACCTAAAGAAGTTGTTGAAAGATTTTTTATTGCAAACAAAACTTTATTTGAAACACAAAGAAACATGAAACAAGTTTTAAATGCAGCTGAAACTTTAGGTCTAAATGACAAAGACTTAAAAAATATATTTGATAGAAGAAATATTTCAAAGAAAACTTTAAAAAGATTACTAAGAGGAAAATTTAATGCGTTTGAAGTTACAGATGGAATAGAAGATGCGTTTGAGCGTAATGCAGAAAAAGGTGGAATAGAAAACCCTTTCTTACCAGTTGAGTCTTTAATAAAACAAATGGTAAAAGATTTTGAAAATCAAAGTTTAGATAAACCTTTAGAACTAAAATTAGAGAATTACATACCTCAATTAGAAAATATTCAAGGACAGCAATCGTCATTACAAGGATTACCACCGACACCAATGCCTAATCCAGGTATGTTTAGAACACCAGTGCAACAATCTCCCACAATGGTGTCAGGTTTAACAAGAATGGAAGAGGTATATTTATCACCAGAAGAAAAACAAATAAGATTAAGATCAAGAGGAATAAACAATGCCTAGAAAATCAGCATTACAAAAAATAGAATCTCATGAAAAACTTTGTAGAATAATGCAAAAGCAAACATTCGAACAAATAAAAGAGATGCAAGATAGAATAAAAAGATTGGAGTATTGGATAGTAGGAGGTATGGGAGCTGTTCTTATAACTTTATTAACTGATATGGTAAATTAAATCCAAGACTTAATTTCTTCACCCATAATTTGACTAGCTATATTTTGTTTTTTACGCAAAGCTAAAACTATTCTGTCATCAACTGTATCTTCAGAAATAATATCAATGTAAGTCATAGGTTTAGTTTGACCGATACGATCTATACGCGCTTCTGATTGTTGTCTCTTTTCTAAATCGTAACCATTAGAAAAATAAATCATTGTACTTGCAGCAGTTAATGTGATACCATATCCGCCGGTTTGTGTCGTACCTATAAAAAATCTACACTTGTCATCTTCTTGAAACTTCTTTATATTATCTTGTCTTTTTTCTTGAGGTGTTAATCCATAATAATCAACATAACTATCATCACCGTATTCTTTTGCTATTGCATTTATAATTTTATTAATATCTCTTTGATACTGAGCCCAGATCACAACCTTACCTTCTACTTGTTCTATAATATCTAAAAGTTCATCAACTCTTCTACAAGGTAAATCTTTTGTTGATCCATCATCAGCCACAAAATGACCACAAGTAATTTGATGTAAACGCATAAGCTGAGTCAATACTGTATTGGTAGTCAAAACTTTGCCATCTAAATGTGCTAGTGCCGTTTGTTTCATTTCTTTATAAACCTTCTCTTGTTCAGGGGTTAAAGAGACTGTACGTTTCATCCAGGTCTTTTTAGGTAGGTCCAAACAATCTTCTTTTAAAACTCTATAAGAAAAAGGTTTAAGTTTATCAGAAAGCTCACCAAGATTTCTATATCCAACTACAACTTGAACTGTTCTGGCACCTAGATTCATATTACGCATTACAGCGTATCTTGCTCTAAATGTATAAAAAGAATGATGACCTAAAAGATTTGTATCTAAAAACTCACACTGAGAATATAGATCTAACGGTGATTTTGTAATAGGTGAACCTGTAAGTATTCTTCTGTATTTAGAATCTTTTGCAATCTTCAAAATATTTTTAGTTCTTTTAGCAGACGGATTTTTTATAGTTGTAGCTTCATCAATAGCAATCATTGATTTGTGAGAAGATAAAAATTTATATGCAAAGTCTAAACCTTTTTTAGTAGAGAAGGCTTCTACGTTCATAATTAAAATATGCAAGTCAGTCCCTGTTTCAAACAAAGTATTTAGTTCTTTTAGTTTTGGTTTGGTGTGTGATGCAGTCCAAAGAACTGCTTTCTTTTCAATGTGGTCAGCCATGTGTGTAGGAATTTCAGAGTCGTACCAGTTTTTATATACACCTTTAGGTGCAATCAAAAGCAGACCATTTATATCGCCTTTGTCATAAAGCATAGATACATTATCAATTAATACTTTTGATTTACCCGTACCCATTTCCATAAAATACGCATATACTTCTTTATCCCAAGACATTTCTAAGGCTTTGAGCTGATGCGCAAAAGGCTTAGTTTTAAATTTGTAGAACATAACTATTTACTTTTTCTTTCTAAGTGATAAATATATATGCAAAAGAAATAAAGTCAATGGCGAAAGTATACTTAACTCAAGAAATACCTATAGATAAAGAAACGGGTAAACCTAAATATAATGTTATGGGTGCAGCAAAGTATGGAGACATTCAAACTCTATTACCTATGTATTCTCAAATGATACTTTCACCTGGTCCATTAATTCAAAAACTTAGAACGCTTCTAAAAGACTTCACATCTGAAGACTACCTTTTATTATCTGGTGACCCTGCAACTATTGGTGTTATTTGTGCAGTTGTTTCTGATATGACAAATGGAAAGTTTAAATTTTTAAAATGGGATAGACAAGAAAAAACTTACTACCCAATAGAAATAGATTTATTTAAAAAATAGTATTGACAAAAGAAAAGTCTAGGATTATATACAATTTACGAAAGGAATTGTATGACAATTAATTATGAAGAAGATAGGCTAGAATCTGTAAATCAAATTGATGCAGCAGCTTCTCTATCTAATAAAGTTATTGAATTAAAAAATATTGAAGACGAAATTTCTAATGCAGAAAATAGTATTTCAAAATTAAAAGAAAAAGCAAAAGTATTGTCTGAAGTAGAAATACCTAAGATGATGCAAGAAATGAATATTACAAAATTAAAGCTTAAAGATGGTGAGTCAGTAGAAGTAAAACCATTTTACTATGCATCAATATCACAAGGAAGAGGAGAGAATGATTCTGATTTCTTTGATAGAAGATCAAAAGCTTTTAAATGGCTTCGAGAAAACGGCCTAGGTGATATTATTAAAAATGATATCACTGTTACCTTTGGTCGGGACGAAGATAACAAGGCTCTGCAATATGCAGAACTTGCAAAGGGTCAAGGTTTTGAACCTATTCAGCGCGAGACAGTTCATGCTGTGACCCTGAAAGCGCTAGTCAGAGAGCGTCTTGAGAATAATCTTGAGATGCCTTCTGACGTTTTTAAAATCTACTCGGGTAACAGTACAAAAATAAAAAGGAGATAACATGGAAACTAGTAACGAGAAACAAGTGACTATAAAAAAAGATAATCTGCCTTCAGATATTTTGTTTGAAGCAGATGCAGCACAAGGTTTAGAAAACGTGAAGACAGAAAATCTGGCTTTACCAATTCTAAAACTTTTACAAAACGGATCTGGAGAAGCTCAGAAGCGTAATCAAAATTACGTTGAAGGTGCAGAACCAGGTATGTTTTTAAACACCGTGACTAAAAAAGTCTATGACGGTGGAAAAGGAATAGAGGTTGTACCCTGCTATTACAAACTTGAATATCAAGAGTGGGCAGATTTTGGTACAGGTTCAGGTAGACCGGAAAACATCTTTGATGCGAGTTCGGACATTCTTAGTAAGACTACCAAAGATTCAGGCGGAAAAGATCGTCTCGAGAATGGAAACTACATTCTCACAGTCGGTCAACATTTTGTTCTGATTGTAGATGGTGATATTACAGAACCTGCTTTGATCTCTATGAGTTCTTCTCAAGGTAAAGTGAGTAGAAAATGGAATTCAATGATGGCTTCAATTACACTTGAAGGCAAAAATGGTCCTTTCACTCCTGCTACTTACAGTCATAAATACGTCCTGTCTTCTGTACTTAACAGTGGGAAAGGAAACCAATGGTACGGCTTTAACGTCGTGAGAGGTGCCATGGTTGATAACTCATCACTCTACGAAAGAGCGAAAAAGTTTCACAACTCATTCGCCGGTAAATAGTGTGAATAGTGGGCGCCTGCGGGAGACTAAAGGCGCCCATGTCAAGACAGACAGGATATGACAGAAGTATTAAAAAAATTTAAAAGTATATTTGAAGGCTTAGATATAGCTCGTGGTGAAACACGTAAAACAGGTGAGGTATCTGCAAAAGGTAAAAACGTAACTATATCTAAAACTATTTCAGAACCACCTACAGAAAAAATGTGGTTAGATCATTTAAAAGGTAAAGATCCTGCACTAGGTATCATTCCAATACGTAGAGATAATACTTGTATATGGGGATGTATTGATTGGGATGTGTATCCATTAGATCACAAAGAAATAGTACAAGATTTAAAAAAGAAAAAAATACCACTTACAGTTTTTAGATCAAAATCAGGTGGTGCACATTTATTTTTATTTACAAAAGAACCAGTCCCTGCAGTTATGATGAGAGATAAATTAAAAACATATGCAGCAGCTATTGGTCATGCAAGAGCAGAGATATTTCCAAAACAAGAAAAAATAAATATTGAACGTGGTGATGTTGGTAGTTTTTTAAACCTACCATACCATAACTTAGATAACACTGTGAGATATGCATTTGATAGTGAAGGTAATGCAATGTTAGAGATTGAAAAGTTTTTCAAACATTATGATAAAAATGTTTTATCAGTAGATGAATTTAAAAAGTTAGAACTAAAAGAAAAAGAAGAAGATGACTTTTATGAAATGCCACCATGTTTAGTTACACTATTATCTGAGGGTGTTGGTGAAGGAATCAGAAATGAAACTATGTATAGTTTAGGTGTATACCTAAAGAAAAGATTTTCTGAAGATGATTTGTGGAAAAAGAAAATGAATCATTACAATATAAAATATTTTAAACCACCTATCAATGCATCAGAACTTGTAAAGACTCAAGAATCATTAGAAAGAAAAGAATATTTTTATAAATGTAAAGATGAACCATTGGTATCTTTTTGTAATGCTAAACTATGTATGACAAAAAAATTTGGTGTAGGTGATGGTGATGCACCAGTACAAACTATATCTCAAATAAGAAAGTATAACTCAGACCCACCATTGTTCTTCTGTGATATTGATGGTGAAACAGTCATTGTTGATACTGCTGTTCTTCATGATCCGGATAAATTTTCTATGGCCTGTCTAGAGCAAATAGGTAAACCACAAATGCCAATTGCAAAAATAATATGGCGTAAAATGTTAATAAAACTTTTAGAAGAAAAACAAACTACAGACATGAAAGCAACTGAAGACCTTAAAGTAGATAACCAATTACGAGAATACTTAGAAGATTTTGTAAATAAAGTTAAGGGTAAAGACATAAATGATATTCAAAGAGGTGTAGCATATACTGATGACCTACATAGTTATTTTAAAATGAAAGACTTCTGGAGACATTTATTAAAAAATAAATGGTCAGATAAAAGATATCCAAAACATGTCGTAGTACAAAAATTACAAACTCTGTTAAATGTAACAGAGGATTATCCAAAAATAAATGGTAAGACAGTTCGTTGTTTTAAAATGTTAAAGATAATGTCTGTTGAACCATTAGAACCACAATATGAAAGTCAGGAACCATCATGGAAAAGAAAGATAGAACAGTAATACCTGGACCACCAGGAACCGGTAAAACATATAGATTGTTAAATCACTATATGACAAAAGAAATAAAAGAAAACAAAACTGATCCTAAAAAGATTTGTTATATTACTTTCAGTAAATCAGCGGCAGAAGAAGCAACAGAAAGATTTGAAGAACTATTTCCAAAAGAAAGACTTGGTTACATAGGGACCATGCATGCATTAGGTGTAAGAGAACTAAACATTGACGTAAATTCAAAACTATTAAAAGGTAATAGCCAATGGAATCAATTCAAACTTTATGAACCAATTGCAAATAGATTAAATACTGAAATGAGTATTGATCCTATTACAGGTAAAACCAGATTCAAAGATCCAATACTAACTACAAGAGACTACGCTAAAAATAAAAAGATATCTATAAACGAAGCTGCAATACAAAAAGGTATGGCAGGTTGGGCTGATATTGGTATTGCAGAAAAAATCGACGCGGCCCTGACCCAGTATAAAAAAGACACTGGCATTATAGAATTCTATGACATGATAGGTTTATTTACCGATAAAATAAAAAATAAAGATAGTTTTTTTGATGTTGTATTTTTAGATGAAGCTCAGGATCTAAACGCATTGCAATGGGATATGTTCTTTGAACTCGAGAAACTAGCTACAAGATCATACATCGCTGGAGACGACGATCAAACTATCTATGGTTTTCAAGGTGCAGACGCATCTACATTTATAAATCTAGAAGGTGTTATCGATGAACAAGTCAAGTCGAGACGAGTACCGAGGAGCGTGCATCGAGTGGCTTTAAATATATTAGATAGAATTGGTGAACGTAGAAAAAAGAATTGGGAACCGAGAGACGAGGAAGGAGAAGTACATCACAATGTTTCATTATCAGATGTAGATTTTACAAAAGGTAAGTGGATGATACTTGGCCGAACCAACAAACTTTGTGAGAAAGCAAGAGATCATTTATATATGCAAGGATTAAGATATGAATTTACAGGTGATAAGTACCTAGATAAAAATTCTATGCTAGCCTACGCAACTTGGAAAAGATTAAACAATGGCGCAAGCATTGATGCCAAAGATGTAAAGGTTATGTATTCTTTTTTAAAAGTAAAACTAGGACATCTAAAAAGAGGGTTTGCAAGTGGTAAAACTTTAGAC